AAACTGCAAGAGATCCTAACTCAAGAATAAATAAATCTCTTCGTGCTTGGAACTGTTAATGAAAAAAAAAGGTTGGGTTAAACCTAAAGAACATATATTAATTTGTGGTGTTTGCGAGACTTGTAATAAGCAGCTCATGAGTAATATGGGTGGATGGATTGTAACTGCAAAGAAAAAATATTTTTGTCATGATGGGAAAGAAGGTTCTTGCTTTGACAATTATTGTGAGTTAAATATTAAACAACATAAGGAGCAACATGAAAAAAGTTTATCACAAGACAGCTACTGGTAAGACAGCTAAAAAAGGTTTGTATTATAATATTAATAAGAAAAAAAAATCTGGAACTTCAAATACTAAAGCTAAAAGCACAATTTCTGCAAAGGCTTATAAAAATATGAAGTCTGGATTTAAAAAGTAATTTTTCTTAGATCTTCAAACTCTTCCCAAATAGTATTACCAGGATTCCAATATCGTTTCTTCTCTATTTTATTTTTAAGAGAATGTAATACAGTTGTGTGATCCTGGTTAAACACTCTACTCATTGAAGATACACTTACATTATATTCTTCATGTAAAAGATTGTAGACAATACTTCTTGCTCTAACTACATCTGTAGTTCTACCTTTGCTAAATACATCGTGCTTGCTAACAGTATATTTTTCACACACTTTATCTACAAGTTTAGAAACAACTTCTATATTTGCATTTTTATATTTGACACCAACTTTATGTTTAACATTGCTATCTATTATTGGTTTCTTCTGTAGCATTTCTGCTGCATATAAAAACCCCTCTGAAAACCCTACCTCATATAATCTTTCTTCATGGTTTGTTAGAAGGTAGAATGCTTTCTTTACTTTATAGATAAAGTGATTCTGATTTAAATTTTTTTTGTGCGTATTATAGTGTTGGCTTATATTTATGGTCATAGATCCCCTACAGTTTATGTTCGTTTTTTTTCAACTCTTAGTTATTATCTACTTAACTGATAATAACTGTTCTTGCGTTTTCTCTATCTTCCAAAACAATCTATAAGAATCTTTTTGATACTTATTTGCTTTTTGTTTTGCTTCCAGAAATTTCTGATGTTTCTTCGCTTGAAGATCCTTCAGCTTCTGTAAACGCATTTTGATGTTTTCCATCATGCTCCTTTTTCACTGTTGTAAAATCGAGTTTAACATTCTCAATTTTTACTTCTGCATTTGTTCCTTCATTGGAACTGTTTGCAGCATTCTCTATTGAATCAAATTCTTCGATTATAGTAAAACTACATTCTCCGTTCTTGATTCTAATATATTTTGTCATTCTTTTGTACCTTTTTCAACTTCTTTTTTGATTAAAAAATCTATATACTGTTTAGCTTTTTTAAGATCTTCAATACCATTTTTTCTTTTATATCTAGAAATGTATTTAATTACATTGCCTTCACAGAAATTAAAATCGTTTGCAATTATAAAATCAATAGGTTCAATTTTGTTGGCAGTATAGTGTGGTGGTTCTTTTATGTTATCAGACATTATAAAATCCTTTTTTTAAGCAAGGTGGGGAAAACGGAAAGGGAAAAAAACCCCACCCTGCTTGATACATTCTAACTAATTAGAAAGTATATTCGTTATTATCATCTTTTGGTTCGCTTGCAAAACTATTATTAATAGATTTGCCTGCTCCACTAGGTGTTAAAATTATTGTAAGTTCACCAGCTTTTAACTTTCCATCTTGATCTTTAGATGGGAACGCAGCTTGGTTATACCATTTACCATTAATGTTTACTCCAATGGTCCAGTTCTTATCTGGATGTTTCATATTTTTTGGACCAACATAAATAGGAAGTTTATCTTCTGGTGACTTCCAATCTGGGTTCTTGGTTAAGTTAATGTATATTTTTTCGGATTGATTATCCATATTTACTCCTTGGTTATATCAACTACTGTTGATTATTTGTTAGTTTGACTTCATGCTTACTAGACAAATCTCTAATCTGTTCGTAGGCTTTGAAGTTATTGTCTTTAAGATAAAGCACTTGATCTCTAACTTCTTTTTTAACTGCAAACAATTGCTTGTCAGTTTTAGTTGCTAGTATCTTTTTGCTTATCTCCTCTACATTCACATCGTTATCTGTGTATGTAGGTTCTACAGATGGCTCTGAAGAATTTTTTTCAAATGGTGTAGCTGCGTAACCATCCTCATCTTTTATTCCAGTTTTTAAATTTAAAAGATTTAAGAACGCATACTTTCTTGAGTATGACATTGCGTTACCAGTTCCGAATTGATCCATCTTTCCTAATGCTGAACATCCGTCAACAATAATAAAACTTTTTGGATCATCGATGTCATGTACTCTCATTGTACATACACACATAACCATATTTCTAGATTCAACTGTTTCAGTTAAATAATTACAAGTTACATACAAACCTTGATCTAACAATGATTGTGTTGCAACTTCTTGAACGGCATCATGAAGTAAGGGATTAAACCTCATACCAGATACTTTGTCTGCTTTTTTTACACCCCCTGCATTAATGCAAGCTGCGTGTAACTTTTGATATATATTTTTTTTCATATTTTTGTTTTCCATTTTATATACGTTGTTTTTTTCGCTACTCATATTTCTCCTTTTTTTTATTATTAGTTATGATTAATTTTCCATTGACCTAAAACTTTTTCAAGTCTGTTTAAAATATTTAAACCAATATGTTTTTTTGCTTCTATATTTTGAACCATCCTTTCACTTATTCCTAAAAAAACAGAAAAATTTTTTTGTGTCATTCCCATTTTTTTTCTTAATAAAATAAAACTTTTATTATCTAAATAATAATGAAGATTTATATTATGTTTGTTCATATATTTATTGATCTCAATATTATTAAATATAAAAGATCCACTTTTTTGTAAGTTTTCGCTACTCATATTTTTCCTTTTGTTTAATTGTTATTAGAATGGTAATAAACCCCATACTTTTTGTGCGTAAATAAAAGTATAAGTTCCTATTACTTTTGTTTTATATATTAACCACGACATAGTTTTCCTTTTGTTATTGTTTGATTCCCCATAATTTAGTTATGAGTTCTTTTTGTTCATCTGCTAAATCTTTGTAATAAAAAAAGTGATTAAGATCTGGTGGCTCACACATTAAAGCTAACTTCTCTATGTTGCCTTCACAAAACATAATCATCTTTTCCCATAATAAAATTTTATCAATCATTTTATTGTAAAGATATTTCAAATGGTCTGCCTTCATCAACTCATGACTTTGATCAAAGATGACATAATCTTTATCATTAACATATACCAAGTAAGGTATCTTCTTTGTTGTCATGTAGTAGAACGAAGTCTGTGTAAGGTTCTCAAGTGTAGGTTCAGTTGGTAGATCTTGCGTGATCATGTTCCACTCTTCTTTACCTTTAACCTTTCTTAAATTTGGTGGCTTAGTTTTTAATTCTATAAATTTTGTTTTACTTTCATAATCTATTCTACCAATCACAGGTTTAATCATATCAAACTCTTTTAGTTCAACATATCTTTCACAAACTAATTTATCTTTACCAACAATATCCTGGACCACTTTTTTTGTAATTGGAATACAATCTTCGGCAAACTTTAACATCGCTTCTCTGCCAAACTTATCTTTTGCGTCTACTGGTTCTTTTTCATTTATAATTTCTAATTCTTTTTTAAAACAATTTTGGTAGCTTCTATCTTCTTCTGTAAAATCATCTTGCTTAATTGTTTTTGATTTATAGATTACATCTGCAATCATTCTCTGGACCACATTGTTAACTAAATTTCCAAAGTTAGCTTTGTATCTAAATGGAAACTTCCTTCTTATTTCTTGTGGGAATGAATAACCAATTAGATTTTTTGCAAAGGGTGTTGATGTAGAAGAATAAGACCAATGATCTAAACCTTTACCACCATTATATATTGAAAATGCTTTTTTTATTTTATCTTCCATTTTTTCCTTTCGCTTTTTTTTCTAACGATTACAATGATTTTAAATGGTTGTCAACGGATAATTTTAATTGTATAACGGAAAGAAAAATGAATAAGAAAAAACTACCATATAAAAAGGTAAGAATAATTTGGGTTGATATTTGCAGCTCAAGTCAATGGTATGATGATCTAAAAGATGTTGATAATTTTAGCTACAGTTGGTGTGAAGATCTTGGGTACTTATATTATAAAGATTCTAAAGTAGTTAAAATTTTTACTTCATTTACTTTTGATGAAAATAAATTATCAATTGGCAATATTACTGCTTATCCTAGATCTGTAGTTAAAAAAATAATATTTGAAAAATGACATATTCTGGAATTTTTGATGAAGTAAATCCTAAAGAAGTTAAAAAATTAAAAAAAGAAATAGATAAATTAAAAAAAATAATAGATGATCTTGAAACGCATATGAACTTAAAAGATTTTGAGATACAAAGTTTAAAAGAAAGATTAAAAAATGGCTAGAGACGTTTATGCTTTCAGTAATGGCAAGTATTCAGATTTTCATCGCAAATATGACGGGATTGCTTACATCGATGTGGATTCTGTTGAGTGTTGTATGTATTGTTATGAACCATTAGCTATAATTGAGACGTGTTATGATAAAGGTCAAACCTGGAAGGCTACAACCCTATCAAAGATCATCGCTAGTCGCTTAAATATACCCTGTTTTTTGGTGTTCTATAAAGAACTGACACCAACTAGCCTAACCTTTAGAATCAAACGTATACGTGGTCGTGAGACGAAATTTCAGATCATGAGTGAAGATCAATGGGTAATAGAACTAAGAAAATTTCACGAAAATCATAAAGAAAAATGTAAATCACCAAAAAGAAAGGATAAGTAATGAACACAACACGAGGATTTTTACACATAACTTATAAGCTATATCATCACATGAATATTTTAGATGGAGAGAGAAAGTCTCATTGTCTAAATGTATTTTTATCTGTAATGAAATATGCCTGGAAGAAAAATGGATACAAAGCAGGTTTAAGACATGAAACAATTCATAAGGATACTGGACTTTGCAGGACCACTATCAAATCCTGCCTAGAAACTCTTAATAAATTAAATATTGTTAAATCTATTAGAGGTAGATCTGGTAAAACTTATATTGTTAATGAAATGTTTTTAAGAACTGAAAAACTTTATGAGCCAACCCAGATAGACGTTAAACCTACACAAGATAGCCGTTTTACGGCTACATTAAAAGAAACAATACCCAGTATATTAGATGGTAATAATATATCTAAAATAGTTAAAGGTTTTGCAGGGGATAAGGATAAGATTATAAGTAAATTATCACAGCTACCTCTGGATGAATTAAAGGATGAAAAAGTTAATGTATATTTTTGTAAATTAGCAATTCAAAAAAAAGAAGATGATGAACGAGATAGCAAAGCAACGTATGTTAATGGGGATAAAATTGTTGCTGCGTTGTCCAAAATAAAAAAACAATCTAATCCAAGATATAGAGCAAAGGTTGAGTATAATAAAAGGAATGGAATTAAACCCTGGGAGAATAAATAATGGTAGGTAGACCAATGCAAAAAGTATTTTGTCAAGGTTTTACTAGAGCTGGTTTAAGATTAGGTTTAAAAATACCATGTAGAATGAAAGGCTATCCACTATCTGGTGGTAAGTTATTCAAGTGTAAATATCATGGCTATCAAAACTTTGATAAATTTAATAAAGCTAGCTACACAGATGAAACAAGAATAAAACAATTATCAAAACTATTACAATTTAGGAACTATACAGATGAACAAATCAAAGAATACTATTACACCAAAACAAAACCAAGAATTAATATCCGAGGAAAATCTATCTACCATTTGCGAAAAATTGGTAAACGGATTAACCCTTACAGAGATAATACAGGAAAAGCAGTATCCATACAGCTTAGCGAAGTTTTACAATTACTTAAAAAAAAATCCAGAGTTAGAAGCTAAGATAACTGAAAGCCGAAAGCTGGGTATACAAACTTTAATTGATAAACTGTTGCAAGTTTTTAGCTATCAAGAAATTGAATCTCCACAAGAAATTTTATTTATTCGTGAGAAAACAAAATTTATCCAATGGATTGCAGGCAAGGTATCCGATTTATATAGTGATAATAAACCTATCAAACAAAATATAGATTCAAAAATGACAATTTCATGGGAAGATAATACTGATAATATGATTGATGTATCCGAGGATATAACTGACGTTATACCCCCAGATAATAAAGATTAATTAAAAGATATTTCCATCATACCATCACCCATATTTTTGGTTTTGATACCATGAAATTTTTGTTTTAATTTTTTTGATAACTTTTTATTGTATTTATCTTTTATTGTTGGTTTCTTTTTTTCTATTTTCTTTTTCATATTATCTATCCCCCATTCCTTCGTTAATTATTTCTATTGGTACTTTTGGATATTTTTCTTTAATATAATTTTTTATATTAAAAAAAGTATTATTCATATCCAATAAAACAACAGCTTTTTTGTGATTGACATTAATTGTCGTGTATTTATGAAATACTATTACATCTTTTATTTTTTGTTTACTCATATTTTTCCTTTCTATTTATTTTTTTTATATCTAGCTTGATAACCACTTTCCCAATCATAATGAGTAAAATCATAAAATTCTTGAAACTTTTTTAAACTCCAAGATTTCATTTCATTTTTCATATCATCATAATAATCAAATGCACTTGCATAATCTAAAAACATTTTTTTATTGTATTTTCTTAACATATTTTCCCTTTCTATTTTTTATTTATATTTTTTTTGCTATGTATTTAAAAATAGGATCATGATTTGTAGATCCATATTTCATACGTTTTTGATATAAGACAACATTGTTTCCTTCTGCTAATCTCATAAACAAATTTGCTATATCCCTTGTTTCATTATCGTAAAATCTATCTCTAGCTAAATAACCCTCGTGATAGGTTATAGTTTCGTTAGATTGTGCCGTCTGCATCCATGCTTCACATTCTCTTAACTTTTTTTGTATCCATGTTTTATATTCTTTTAACATTTTTTTTATCCTTTGTTAGTTGTTTGTTTTTGTAATGAGTGTAAATTATTCCTTTAGCACTCAAAATATTTAAAAGCATTTGTTTTTGTAATGCTCTCATTTCTTGTTTACTCATATTTTAGTTTGTATTTCTTTTAAGTAATCTTCATTTTCTTTTTGTATTTCCTCATCTATTTCTTTCTGTGCTTTCTTTCTTTCATATTCTCTTGCTTTGTTTATTTCTTGGACCAATCTTATTTCATCTTTAGTTTGATCTGGCATTATTCCTCACTTTCTGTTAAATGTTTTTCTCTAATATCTTCAACGAAAGATTGTAGAGTTTTTAATTCATCAATAGGTAATTGATTACCTTGTATCAATTCATCTAATTGACTATGTAATGATTCTAATTTTTGATATTCTGTCATCTATTCCTCGCTTTCTTTTTTTGTTATTTTAATTTTTAAAAATTCATAAGCTATCGCAATAAACCCATAAATTAAAATTACTTTTATTGTCATATCCATATTACTTTTTATTTTTCATTTGCTGTTTATATTCTCGTAATGTTTTTGCATTACTAAAATTTAGTAAATTTATTTGATAAAAAAAAGGGTTCATATCGTCACACTGCCACCCCCTTTTTTTGGTGATTTTATTGATTAATTTAACAAATCTATCTTTCCATGTATCCATATTTTTTAATATCCCTTCTGTTTATATTGTTATTATTGTTAGCATTGTTAAAAATAAAATTATTACATAAAAATAAAAATTTAAACTACTCATATTTTTTCATTAGTAATTTTTTTTATTTTTCTTAATTGCTGTTTTAAATTTACAATTATTTTAGCTGTTTTAATATCAACGTCATTTCTATGATCATCTTGTAAATTTAATGATCTCAAAAAATGGTCAATATGCATATCCCCTAGTTTAATATTAACCCCTTTAGACTTTGAATAATAATATTTATTTTCCAAAGTTTCCAGGGTGTCACTAGCTATTGCTCTATTGTCAATTATGCTTTGTATTTTTATTAACTCTTTTAATGTACTCATATTTTTTTATATCCCTTCTGTTAACTTACTTTTTTTATTATATTATTTTCAATCGTAATTTTTGCGAAAAATTTTCTATTCAAATCGCAACCAATTACAATTCCGTTTGGTGTGTACTCATCTTTGAAAATATTGGTTTCAGTGTAGTTTAATTCTTGACCAATATTATTCTTAAGATCTTTTTTAGTTTTATAGTGTACTTGTATTGTCATATTTTCCCCTTTATTTAGTTAGTATTTTTTGAAGTTTCTTTTTGCCGTAAGTTTTAACTTTTTCAACTATGATTGAAGTAGTATCTTTTTTATAGCATAACAGACAATCCTTACATTTTTGTCCCGTACAATTTTGTTTTTCTACAAAATCGGTTTCAACTACTGTATTAAAAGTCTTATCAAAATGTTTCGGTACTTTGGTCATAATATGATTAGTCAAGGGTGATGAGTAAATCAATATTAAATTTTTTGGTTTTTCGTGTGTATCAAAATACGGCTTGATAATATCAAACCTTTTTGTCCACAAGCTAAAAGTACAGTGTGGATTTTTGATCGCTATATTAACATAATTTTCAAGATTGATTGTACCTTGCTTTTTATCCAATGCCAATTCACCATGAGCATTAAACCTAAAAAAAGCATTATTGATAATAGGCAATGCGTCTGGATGTAAAACTTTTGAATTTAAAAGATCAGTATTTCGTTGCAAGGATGCTTGCATATTTTTTCTAAATGTATTCAACATATTATGAGAATAACAAAAAGTGCAAATATTTTTCGCATCTTGTTTTTTATATTGTTTTTGGCAATATTCGTTTGATACTGTATTAGTTGAGATAGCTTGAAAGCCTTCAAGTTTTCCCGTCATTTTTGATATATGTATTGTCATTATTATATAACCCCCAATTTTTGCAATGTTTTAACTTCATCATTTGTTATTTCTTGACTTGAATAAACGCTTATTGCGTTAAGCATTTGATTATCCCAATAAACCCCTTTATCAAGTTCATTTTTATTTTTTAAACCCCAAAATTGTTTACAATAATTATAATCAGTTGTTTTATTATGGAATATATATTGATCACTAAAAGATTGTTCACCAATTTGAAGATCAAATTTTACAAGTATATTTTTATTTATTTTTGGCATTATTTTACCCCCTTATCATTTTTTGCTTTTTGGATTATATCAACTAATTTTCCCAAAGTTGAAACTTGCATTTTCATTTCTTTTTTGCCTTCATCAGTTAATTTAGAATATAAATCTAAATATA